CTTCAATGAAGTGACCTAATTGTTAGGATTTGTTGATAAAATGAAGAATATCATTTAGAATAACTTAAGTCATTCTATCAAGATAGTCTCTTCTTCTTTGTCGATGGTTACTTTGATATCATTATCTGTAACAACAACAGAGGTGATTTCACCATCTTTTACCGTAGCATCTGTTACTTCACAGCCAGTTAGAGTGACTAGTGTCAGGAACATAGCTACGATCAGTGCTAATGGGATCAACTTCATAATCGCTCCTTGATAAGTTGAAAGTTAAATTTGTGCGTATTCCTTGATCTCGAAGAATATTTGTTCTAATATTGCTTTCCGATCTAACACACTTGTTTGATCAACTGCTCTTGCTATTAGTTCATCAAGAATAGTTGAAGTTTCAACAGCATGAAAAGACATGCTGAGGTTAGGAAGCTCATCCTTGTTGATCTTCTCTTGGATAGCTATTCCTAAATCAGCAATAATTTCAGATTTCTGAATTAGGGATAATGGCATGAGATTCTAGTCCTCCTTCAATGAGCTGGCATCGACAGCAGTTGGGATGGTAGCTAATGTAATAGCAGCCTTAACTTGAAGAGTAGACAATGGCATATGCTCAACAATCACATCCTTGATCTTATCATCCACTTTATTGAACCTGTGCAATAGACCCATCGCTGTTGCGAAGTAAGCTTTGATTACTACATTCTTGTATGTAGTAGCTAACTTACGAGCATCAATCTTAGCATCAATTACTGCTCTGTTCAATGATTTAACTGCAATACGTGTTACCGCAGGATGAGTTGCAATAGGTGCTAAAGATTCAACCATCCACGATTTAGCTTTATCACGCATTACTTTATCACCACCTTGAGCGTAAGCAGCAGCTAAGCCCAATGCGATATGAGTATCTCGGTTAATACCAGGCTCATTGACCAGAGAATAGTGTGAACCTTCACGCTGTAGGTTTGGATTAGATCCAACCAGCATTTCTAAAGGCACAAATCGACATTTTAAATCAATCGATTCTTTCTTATCACCAGGTAATTGAACAGACACGACATAAGAGTAAGGTTTCTCAATATCGGTGGAGAGATAGTCACTGATCATGCCTTGATAGCGAGTATCATATGCTGCTGACAGATCAAGAGTTTGACGACGTGCAGGCAGAGGTGTAGGAATTACGTGCTGAGCACCCATCTGATAGATAATCACCGACTGTGCATCACCGAAGTAAGCAATAGATGGTGTTGATGCTGGTAAACGCATACGCCAGTGCTCCTTAACATTTGTGGCGTAGATCAGACGGAAAGGTTCAGTCTTGCTGTCAGATTTTATTACTGCGGTAACATCAGATTTTGCCATAGCTAAGTAGACCAAGGTATAAGGATCAATACCAATGGTCTTTAAGATTGGAGAATCTTCTAAACCCCAGCTAGCGTTCGAAATTTCATCAGCAACTAAGTTAGCTAAACCTTCAAATGAATCATTAGAAGTTAAGTTGGTGGAAATTTCACCTGCAATTGTAGAGGCAGGCACGTATTCACGAGGCAATAACGCCAGTTCAGCTTCAGCTCCATTTGAGCCAATAGCAACATGATTAACTAGATCAAGCACGGAATCTTGAGCTAACGGCATGTAAGCAACTACACCCCTATAGATACCTTCTGAAGATGAGCAGGGTACAAAACCAACGTACTCAGAGTATTTAGAGAGTGACATCACTTCAATTGAAGGTGCAGCCTGGATCAGAGTTAAGATTGAAGAGCAAGCTTCTTTCATCTCAGAATTGCTAGCTGTTGGAATCTTAATCTTCTTATTTACCACTGCTTCAGCCAAGAAATTAGCATATCCAGCAAGCGATAACAATGATGATGAAGCCCGCATTGTGTTTGATAGCTTTTCAGGATTCGAGTAATAAGTCTGAATCAGTGATTCAACTATTTCAAGTTGCTCTAAACGAAGACGAATTTCCGGAATCGCATGAGATGCTTGTCTCAGCATTTGTGAAATTACTTCACCTATGATAGCTGGAGTGGCATCAGAATTTAGATTACGTATAGCATCAGAGATTCGAGCTTCTGAGAAAACATCTCGGAGTGACTCTTTGAGGATGACGTCTTTAATATGCTCCATAGTTAGAGCCATAGTATCAGCTTTTGTAGCATGCTTACGATCTGGCCCCGTCATCACAATCCCAAGAGCATCTAAAATCTTAGTATGTACGGCTGCAATAGCAGTGACTACATTAGCATTGATAGAAGCATTAGTACTAGCCAGGACTTTCTCAGTAGCAGTAATTACTTGTCGTTCTGACATTAGGTACTTACCGCGACTAACTGGAACACCTGCTCGTGGCAGTAAGTTAGAAATAATAGCAGTTGAGTAAGTAGGTGAAGATAAAATGACTCGGAAATCTTCAAGAGCTGTTTCTGAATCTAGTGAAGTAGATAGTAACAAACCTAGAGCTTCATCAGAACCTACACCACCAATATCATATGTTCTATACCCTGGATAGTGACGAGATACAATCAGTTCCGTTGGTTTGTGGAATGAGATGTACTCTGAAGGGTCTAGTAACAGAGAGTCTGTCGCTCGGTAAGATGCTAATCCGTCATGAGCTGGACAGTGGGGATTGACAAAAGCTTTCGCTTTAGTGAATTGATCGAATTGTGGACCTACAGTTTCTTTAACCATAATGATTGATTCCTTATATAATATTGAGATTAATAGTTATGTTTATCGAGTTGTGCAACTTGAATAGGTGAGAGAACAGGTTGGCTCTCATCGTCATTAAAATTGTAACTCACGAGTTTAACCGCTTCACTTTTGACTACTGATTTACCACTCATTGTGAACGGCGCGCCAGATCTACAATCACGTGAAGAAATTGTACCTGATGCACTTTTCTCATTCACATTATTGAGAGAGATGAAACAAGGCACTGCAGATGAAAGTTTTGACAAGAATGCTTTCTCGTATTCTGGATCTTCATGCATAGGATTGACAGTTGCAATCATTGAAAGACCATTAGAAGCTAGAGAATTGGAAACTCTTGTAATGTTTGTGAAGAATTCCATAATGATACCTTTAGGACCTGCTGCACCGTTAATTTCAAAGAGAGTTGATCTCAGTGAATCAATAGCGCACAGTTGCCCTTGTTTACCAGTTTTAATAATAGCGGCAGCTAGAGCAGCAGTGTCAGAATCATAGAGATATTTAGTCTTTAACTCTTCCAAGTTATCAGGTACTTCAACACACAGTAATCTCTCCACGCCATCTAACATGCGTAAGAAAGTAGATTTACCTACGGCAGTAGCACCTGATATGATCGTTAGACCTAGAGGTAACGGATAAGATGTAGCATTACCAACTGTGATGGGAAGAGTATGCTGATAATGCTTCAAATCCTTATCTTTGATCTGAGTCAAAGGTTTCAGAAAATCAATATCTTTTCTCTCGATAGGAAGGGCTGTACCCTTTCTAAAGTCCACGTCTAGTAGAGTTTTCTTCGATGAGAAAGTGTGAAATTCAGCATGACCTGACTCAATGAGTTCAGGTTTATCAACATTAGTTATTGATTTCTCCATCTTGTTGATGGTGTCTTCTTCTTGTTTAGCCATTGATTTCTCCTTTAGGCAATTTCTTGTAAATCGACTGTCGGTACTTTGAGTAGCGGTGCTACATAAGGCCAAACATCTTCAGCCGGAATTGTAGCCACTAATTCATCAAGTAGCTCCTGTGAAACTTCTTCAGGATCGATTCTATAATGTAAATAATGAGGGTTTGCTCTAACCATCGCATCTATGTCAGAAAACTTCTGACGTTTTGCCACTGATCGAGCGATTAGATAAGGGTTTACTCCAAAGTGTTTGCGAATCTCCTCTTCATAGATTGCGTTCATATCACGAAAGATAGGTGTCGATGAGTATTGTTGATAACGAGCTAACACACCTTCAGCATATGCGACAGGATCATACTGCGTAATACTGTCTTCTCTAGCCAACGCGTTCACTAGATAAGTGATTGGGTTCGGAAATGACCGCTTTTCACCACTGACTTCAGAGAATACTGAACCTAGGTAAATTGTAGTCTTTTCAACTTCCAACAATGCGTAGGGTGATTTGGCTGTCAACAGATAGTCACGTACTCTTCTACTATTAGTTAAGAAACAGGCATCATCTGACATATCCAATAAAGCGTGATCTCTATTCTGACCACGCAAGAAAGGTTCAATCTCACTAGGAGTTGTCAGTGCACCAGCATCTCTATACACTAATAGATAGTTGAAAGTCATCCACAACTTGCCAATATCTGGATTTGAAAACACACCAGATGCTAATCCAACATTATTTGTCATCTCCTCAGTAAGAGGATCTGGTCCGAAAACTGGATTATAACTGTCATCAGTATCAGGTGACGGTGGGGGTGACACAAATGTGGAACGTAGCATATTCATCATGAATGTAACTAAGCGTTCATCCCAATACTGAGTGAGCTCATCTGCTAGAAAATCAAAGAACCAAGAATGAATAGTGGTATCCATATTCTTTACATCTGAACCAACAGTGTATTTGAATTTTGATATCCTAGATTCTTTATCTTTGTCATCTCTAACTTTGTAAGTAAAAGCAAACCGTTTGAGATATACTGCGCGATGAGCAGACATAACTGCCGTTCCAAAGTAATTAGGAGGGCCGCTACTGCCGAACACTGTTCTAACACGCATAGCAAAGTGATTGGGAATCTCATTACCGTGCTTATCTTTGACGGTTTTGTCAGCAACAACTATCTTTCCATCTGATTGCCCGCGAGCGTAAGCCTCTGTAGGGGCCGTTCTCTCCTTAGACTTATAGACTCCATCTTCCTTAACTACCTTATCTGGTTGATCACGACTTTGAGTCGCTACCGCTAGAATTGAATGATACTCTTCTAACGCTTGTTTTCTTCCAGTACCAGGTGAGTTAAACTTAGTAAGAAAATCATCAACATTGGTTAGAATTTTATGCGTTGCAAGTTTCTTGTACTGATTATCATTCGTGAAGAATGGAAAACCAGTACTAGCTGCTTTTCTTATGTGGAGAGAACTTGGTGTTGCATGTCCAAAGAATAATCTGATTAACTCTTTTAACCAGGGTTTGTCCTTCTCTAAAATTGATGTTCTTAAACCTAAAGACTCAACAAAATCGTTGTTGTCCATTAAGGGTAATGGGACAGGATTCAGAGGTTGACCGGAAACTGATAGTATAGCGTTAAAGTTTCCAGCTACAGCTGTAGGTCCTGCAAAACCATTGGATTGAACATCTTCAGGGAATTCCTGCTCCATTCTCAATGCTAGAGACTCAGTTAGTCTAAGCATTCTTGGATCCATCGCTAAGGCGAATCGATCAGGATCGGGAATCCTTGTGGGTTTGTCAGCATACGTTAGAGGAAAGATAGCGTGATCCTTCGGTTTCTTTACTCTGCTTAGCCAACGTTTTGAACCCGGGGTAGAGAAGAGATATTTATGTTTATCTTCAATCTGCATCAGACATGTCTGGTTCAGGAAGCATTTCCTTCGCTTTCTTGAGACCATCCTGAGTTGGGGCTGCTAGCTCTTCATCAACTAGCTCAGCACTCTGCCGCCACGGTTCTTTATCTGATGTCCGTTGTTGTTTAACCTCACGAGCTGTTACAGCATCAGCAATAGCAGGCCAATCTATCGATCTTAGACCAATTTGTTTCTTAGCCTGATCAAAGACTATGTCGTAAGTTGCTCCAGGTAACTCAGTTAACACAGCTACTTTCTTATTTGAAACAAGATAAGACCAAACTTTCTGTAGAGCCATTAGCTCAATACCAGATACAGGCACTAAAGCCATCTCTTCAGCTTGCTCATGATTAAGCGGTTCAAGACGATCATATAGTGTACCTTTTCCCATGTCTGAAGCTTCTAGATCTACAGGTAGCGGTGCATCTAACGGAATAAGGAAAGTGTAGCCTTCGAAATTCCCGTTATGTGTCTCTAGAACTTCGAGTTCATCTTCATTCAAAGTGTTCATCCTTTTCTCCTTTCTTTAACAATATTCTTATTTAATTTGAAACGTGATAGCATGCCTACAATCACCTCAGGAGTTAGATACTTATAGTGTGACTTAAGTATTTCCTTAATTGATTCTTCATGCAAATGTACTCTGTTGACAAAGTCGACAATCTCACACGGACCGTATCCAAGATAAAAGAGTCCAACCACTCCTTCACTTACTTTCGTGTTACGATTGATCAAATTGGAGAGACAACCGTGTCCACCTTGTGAACTCAATTGTAGTCCTTCATCTACTCCAATTCTAGTACGTTTAACCATTTCTCTACGTAAAACTGCTTTGTTTATAACACTCTCTGTACAATTAAACACAGAGTAAGCATTATGATTTTCTGTTTTAGTCATAATTCAATCCCTATTGGTAATACGTTGATGGGGGTCTCAACTTAGTCTAGTTACTTTTCTTTCTGTCCTTCTTTAATGAATTGCTTCAGATCAACGGGAACATCTTCAATCATGGCTATCATAGATTTAGTGTTGAAAGATATTAAATGAGGAGAATGCACTTTCACGCCTTTGTCATTAAGCATTTTGACCAAGCGTTCTCTCCACGTGAAGTCAGTTAGATCTAAGTATCTGATGTAACTGTCTAAGACTGCCATTTCCAGTTGAGCTTCAGGATCATCAGAAAAGTCAATTACTGAACGAGCTCTTAGAATAGTCTCAGAGAGAGATTGGGTTGTAAACTCTTCATCTTCCATAATCTTATTCTTCCTCATGCTTTAACACCTCATCGTAAAGTGATAAATTGTAATCAGCATGAGCTCTAGACGTAGGAACAGTTGGAATATGCAAGATAATTCGCTTTGCCAAGTTCCTTAATCTTAATGCTTCATCCTTCATATATTCGTGATCTCCGAATATTACATTAGCCATAAGTGGTCCTGTATCTAGTGAATGAATTAAAGTTAGATTACTCATATTTTAGTACCTCTTCAAGTAAGTCGTCAAGCCATAAGATTACTCTTCGCTTTGCGTCTTGAGTTAATTTACGTATGACTTGTCTCATCTTTGGTACTCCATTGCCTAGTTGATATTGGTATCCTTACCAATAGTTTGTCTAGTAGTAGACAGTTGATAATTATTGTTATTACTATTGTTAGAACAATCCTTGTAAAGATTGATTCATGTACATCTCCTATATGGTTGGTGAATTAGTAATTTATGCTCAGAAACTTTGCACTCAACGCCCAAAATCTCATTGTCTAGAAACGGCCTTCCTAGACACATCTTCTGTGATGTTACCCGTAGCTGGGATGTTTTAGTTCTGGTTCTGTGACAACAGCCAGTACTAGGTCTGAATAAGGACCGGGCAGTATTAATTTCC